ACCGCCGCCAGGGCGGGATTTACGCGACGAAGCAAGAGGTCTTGAACCTGGTTCAGTTCTTGGTTCTGTGTGTGCAGTCTTGTGAGCGGGATTAGCGGCATCACGGCCACCAGTTATCAATCGAATCCACATCCACCGTTTTACGAGCCATGCCGGCGTCCCGGTTATCGAACATGTCTTTAAGTTCCATGTCCCACCTGGCAAGTAGCATTTGAAGTTGTGTTGGGTCGGATTCTTCCTTCATCAGCATCTGGATAGCTGCGTAAACAACCGCGTACCGTTCCCAGCCGTTGGGAAACGAAACCGTGTCTGCATCCCCAGACAAGGTAGTAGCTTTGGGGATGTACCAAATCACACCTGCCAGCCCTGAAGTTGGAATTGGCGCGAGTCTGATGCGGTCTGCGCCAGAGAACTTGTATTTCGGAAGGGTAGGCCACGCGGCGCTATGCAAGTTTGCATATAGGTTGCGCTCGCTGCCTGTGAACGGCTGTAAGGTGTAGGTCGTTCCCCCGTTTACGAGGTCGATACCTTGAAGCTTGTAGAAGTCGTTTGGCAAATCCAAATATTCGGAGCCGTCGGTTGTAAAACTAGCCGTCGACTCCAAATAATCGCCCCCGTAAGCCGCCACCAGCTTGTCGTGAACGATGGCAATGCCTTCGTTGAGCCAGGTATTTAACTCGGCGTTGGTAACGAAGGTGGTGGAAGGCATATCCGCCCGAGATCGTGCGTTCGTGCGCAGTTGCGACAGAGTAGTCATGCCTTCCCCCTATGTAATTACGGCTGTGGTTGCGAAGTATTAGACAGCCACAGGCAGAACGTCAACTTCTCGTCAGTGGTGAGATCGGCCGCGGTGCCTGCCTTAAACACCGTTATACTGACCGTCTTGTCTGTCGCCACCGCTTCCGCAGTTACCGTGACGGCCCAGTCATCTGGTGTGGTCGCGTCGATGATTTGGAACGTACCGTGAAGGTATGAGTTATATTTATCGGAAAGGGTAATAACGTATTCCCCCGTTCCGCCATCTGGAATTGAGGCCACGCCCGCGCCATAGACCGAAGTCAGGTCAGCGTTGCCGGCACCCGTACCGCCGCCCACAATCTGGACAACGCCACGGTGCAGGAACTTACCATCAGCAAAATTTCTAGCAGCCATATTGTTTTCTCCAAGAAAACTAGGGGGTCTGACTACGACCCCCTAGGCCGGGGTTAGGTGGGCATCGTGAGTCGCGCGTTGTAACCAGGGGCGAGGCAGCCCATTTGGCCGTAGAAGGAGATTCGGCCTTCGTACGCGTCTTCGTTGTAGATTCGGGACTGTTTCGCGCCGTCGAGATCCTGGAGGTTCAGGAGTTCTCCACGATGGTAGAGCTTCCAGGTGTTCAACTGGAGCAATCTACCAACGCCCGCGGGGCAGTTGACGTCAGGCTGAATCATCAAGTCGCCAGTAGGGCCAAGAATGCGAATTCGGCTAAACCCTACTTCGCCAACCGTGGTGTATTCCCGTTGCGCGTCGGTTCCAAGCGCCAGGTGGACGTTCTGCGAATCTGAGTAGTTCAAGAACAGGTGCGAAGGTTTCGCTCCGTCTCGAGCCATTCGGTGCAGCGCGACAATAACGCCTTCTTCTGGGTTGAGCGCCGAGATATTGATTCGCACGCCGCCGAGTCGGTCTGTGTCCGCGGTCCGGTCAACACCGAAGAACAAGGTTGCGCTAGGGGCTGACGAGGGATTCCAAGCTTCAAGTCCAGACAATCGAACTTTGGACCCGCCGTTCTGTGCATCGCCTTTCATGTACAAGCCGTCGGCCGCTGCAAGGCCTGAGATGTTCGCCACGGCGCTGACAGTGATGGTCCCTGCCGAGCGGTCGATGTCGGTAACAGTCATCGAGTCGCCGGAATCTCGGAGCGTTCCACCCTCTGTACCTTGGTCGGCAACGAGCACTTGGCCAACTTCGAAGTTGGTGATGTCGTTGGCGTTCGAAAGTGTAATCACATCGCCAGTAATACCGCCCGTGGCGATAACGCCAATTCGTCCCGAGCCCGAGCCGTACATTGCAATCGCAATCGACCGTGAGGCATTATGGATTGCGGCGCTAACTTCTGTGTCGAGCGTGCTCAGCAAGGTTGCGGCGTTGTCCCGACCGGCCAAGATGGCCTCGAACGAGAGTTGATAAAGCTGGTAATCAGACACGGTGGTGAGCAAGAACTGTTCACCCTTGTGCGCATTGACTTGCGCTTGCGCTGTTGCGAAAGCCGGGCTGCGTCCACCGACGTTGTCGGCATAACGAACGGTGATAGCTTCGGCAGCGCCCTTGAACTGCGCCTTAGGGCACATGGCCAGGAAGGGGTTGTTGTCGTAGACGAGGTTAAATACGCGGTTTTGCGAATACATCCTTTTCAGGATGTGGGCCATCTGTGTAGTAGTAGGAGCCGTCATTGTGAGTCACCCGTTGCCGGTGACTCACCAAGAGTCACCAACCGAAAAGTTTTTTAGCTTCCTCGAGGGCCAGTGCTTGGTATTCCTCAGCCGTCTTTGGCGAAGGGTTCGAGACTGTCATCGGAAGAGCCGATGTTGCTGCGTTGGAAAGCGTCTTGCTCATCGGCTGGGGCGTGGTGACCTGTAACGGGGAGGTCTGAGGAGACTCTACCATGGCCTGGGTCGGTGTCAACACCTTGCGCCAGCTTTCCGCCTCTTGATTCAGATAGCCCTCGACCGCGTCAGCTGCCAGAGCAAAACTCTCTTCAATGGTGTCCCCCGGGGGGGAGCCTGTGGCTCGGACATGCGCCAACAGATGCTCCAGTACCATTTTATGGGCCCCGCGCGCGCTGATCAGCTTGTGGGTTTTGGTAACATCCTTAATCTTCTGGATGGCTTCCGCTTCTTTCTGCTCGGCTCTAAATCTGCGCAACTCGGACAGCTCTTCCTTAATTTCGGCTAATTCCGGGATTTCGGGACGCGAAACTTCAGCCTCATTTAAGTTTTGTGCAGTTGACTGCATGTTTAGCGCCTGCAGCACCTTGCTGGGGTCTTTAGACTCTACCGCCTGAGTCAAGGCGCGGAGCGTGAGCGGGTCGAACTTCTGGAGCGCGTCCATATACGGCTTCATGCGCTCCTGTTCGGCTCGAAACGCGGCCTTTTCCTGAGCCAGTTTTTCGAAGCTCTTTTCCAGTGGCGCGGGCTTTGAGACCGCCGGTTCTGATTGCACGGGGGTAGCTGTTGCGGTTTCTGCAACAGCTGGATCACCCTGCTCGGCTACTGCCTCGGGTTCAGTGCTCTGGCCGCCTTCGAGTTCCTTGGCCAAGGAGGCAATTACGTCGTCAGATAACTTGGCCTGGGACTGGACCTGCTGGGGCGGGACCTGGGCCTGGGATTGGACCTGCTGGGGCTGGGACATTAGCTAATCCTGGTATGGGTGGTGGCATTACCGCCCCGCCCATTGGCATGGCCATAGGTGGGGCGAGAATCATTGTAGCTTGGTCAATCAGTTGTCGCAACATGTCCAATCGCTCTTCTTCCGCCCCATGGTGCCGTCCGTACAAGTAGGCCGCCGTGGCGCGTGATTGGAGTAGTTGGGCGTTCTGGTAAATTTCAATCGGACGAAGCTCGGGGACCTTCTCGTCCATTACTGCCGAAATGGTCGCGTCCACGTCGTCAATTGCCGCGTTGCCCAGGTTCTGTTCTGCGTCAATATCTGGGAACTCAAGCAGCCGTTGCGCCACGGGCTTGTCAATGAACCCGTCCATCATCATCTCCTTGACCTTGGCGTATTTGGCCGCGGGTGTTTGTGGGAGTGATGATACCGGGAACATTTGCATGACATATGAATCTTCATCCAGGTTAATGTCGCGCCAATCGACCTCGATGATGTATCGCTTGGACGGGGTCTTAATCTTATAGCCCTTGTGTCCCCACTGTTTCGTAATCAATTCAAGAGACGTTGCAGCGTAGTCCAAGAAGAACTGTTCCCACGCCTGGTGAATCAGTGCGAACCGCTCTGACTCAATATCCGAGTACTCTCGCAGCGCCACAGCCGCATCTAGTCCGCTAGGCTTCTTGGCCATGGCCGACAACTCGCTGATTCCGACAATCTGGAACGCATAGCGAAAGAGCCGGTCAATCTGCATAAACTCTTCTTGCGCCACCGCGTTAACGTTGTCGATAATAGGCGGGCTGCCTGTGTAAGAGACCACGTCGCCGATATCGTTGGTCAGGTGATTGGGGTTCACTTTCGAGCCGGTCTGCACGAAAATGCGCCCACGCCCCTTGCGTCTGAGTTGTTCTGACACTGAGCGCATGAGCCGGTTTAGCTCGAGCTGGATACCTGTCAGTTCTTCAGCGACGCCCTTCCCCCAGTACCCACGGAGCCGCTTCTTAAATCGCAGTACAACAAAAGGAAATCTACATACTTTCCAGTCTTCGCAGAAGACTTCACAGCCATCAATACTGATTGCGTGCTTACCGTCTTCGGCTCCGTCTTTGGAAGGGAGGTGCCAGGCTTCCCAGACTTCGACCATGTCGGCAATCGTTGAAGTAATTGTGTTGATATCTGCTGGAGCTGGTGCAGCCAAGATTTCATCGGTGTACTCCGGAAACAATTTACACAACACTTCGCGCTGGACAAACTTACGCCGAAACATCTGTCGCGGGTTGCCATCGTGCCCGTCCGCGTCGTCAACGAAAATCTCGTCGATGCTAACGCGCTCACACTCAAGTCGGCCGTCGTCGTTCTGGAACAATTGGAGCATCCCAGTACCCCACGTAAACGCATCGGTACCGACGTTTTTTGCCTTGTTGTACACGTCGGTCTCGTAAAACAGCCCGCGCATGAACAAGTCCAACTTACGCGCTTTCTGCTGTTGGGGCCAATTTCCCCCCGTAGTCAAGAAACTAGGACGCGGCTTGTTCTTCGTAATCTTGGCCGACAGCGTGTCGATGCAGCTAGCAATCACGTTCAGCGAGATAATACCAGCCCCCATGACCGCCTGTCTAACCACGTCGGCCGAGAAGGTGGCTCCACTCAAGGAGCCAAGGTCTACGTTCTCGTAGAGCCGGGCATGTCGCAGGTTCGCCTGTAGTCTCTGGTCCGCATCGCCTAGCATCTTGCCTGCGATGATGGACATGCTCTCGGCGCGTAGTTTTGGCTCCGTCTCGGCCCACCAGGCTGTGTGGAATCGCTTGGCGTATTCGCCCTTGGCCTCGGTAGATGACTTGTAGGCCTTCATGTTCTTATAGTCCATTAGGGCATCACCTTACCGTAAAGCATGAGTTGCTCTTCTTCAGTCAGCCCATCCGCGTGAACATGTGGCGGGGGGTCGGAGACCACGTCGTCCAATTCTTCTCTAGCTTCTTCGGCCTGCTCGTGCGGCTTTAGCTCAATCGATATGTCTTTAAAGGCATAAGCCGTAACCCCAAACTCTCGGAGGACTGACAACAATTCGCGCAATTCACTCAACGTCATGGTCTTGTCCTCTTGTTTCCCACCAGGCGTCGGGGGGTAAGTCCAGGTTATGGATTTCATCCGCAATCACCTTGTTGAAGTATTCCGGCGTTCCGCGCCTAATTTTAGTAGGTTTGGCGGTTGAAAGATAGTGCTGCGCTGCACGATACCCGTACAGCGCCGAATCGCAGTTCTTAACTAGCACTCCGTTCGCTACGTACTCTCCTATCGGCCCGGTTGCGGTTATTGTGTATACTGTTGCAGCTCCGCGAGCAGAACTTAGGAACTTGGAATCGGTTTTTAGTAAATCTGACGTTGCACTCCGCGCACACAAATTCGATGTCGTCCTTGCCGCTGTTTCTTCGGTCCTTGGCTCGACATTTGGCACTGCACATCCCGGCTGTAGGTGTTTTTGACTCAAAATCTGCTCCACAAACCTTACACTTACAGGCGTGAAATGTCTTGTTTGCGGCGACACGCTTCCCATGTTCCGAGTGCCAGGCTCGACCTTCTGGGGATGCGTGCCACTCTGGTGCGGCAAGGCGTGCGGCCACAAGGCGTTGCTCAAACACTTCCGGGGCGCTCTCGTACCTATCCCGCATGTGCTTACTAAGGTGAGCAGCCCCAGTAGCCAATTCCAGATTCTCCAGAGAATTGTTGCCTGTGTTCTCGTCTTTGTGGTGAATATGGTGCTTTTTGGGAATTGGCCCGTTAGTTTGCTCCCACACGTATCTGTGCAGGTATATGGGCTTGCCTCGTTCGTGTCTTCTAAAGTACGCCCGGTCTGACCTGCGGTTAGATTCCGGGTACCGGTACCAGACGGCGCCAAATGCTTCGACAGTTTCTCGCATGCGTACAACAATACATCGTTATCTAGTAGCGAGTCAAGACGAGCCCAGCCGCGATTTTCAGTCCAAATTTTGTGGTCGGGTGTGCCGGTTAGCCCGGCCCGGGTGATGATCTCCTTGGGGCCGTTGTCCCAAGTAAACGCCACGCGCTCCCAGCCGTTCCGTCCTAAGACCAGGTCCCCGACTCGAACTGTCTCCACGGGAATCTCGCCTCGAGAAGTTAAAACTAAAGTGCCCGCCACGAAGCAGCAATGATTAGGGTAACCTGGGTGCTCGGTTGGCGGTTTTTCCGGCTTGTCCGGGTCTGGCCAGTCCGGGTCTCGGGGCAGCGCTCGTATTTCCATATGATACGGGGACCCGGACTTCAATTTAAT